ATAGGTAGACGCTTAGTTCAAGATGGGTAGCAAGACCGAGCAATTGAAACGTGATTCAAGACGATTGTTTCGGGATACTAAGGCATCATGTAAGGTGCAAATCCTTGCCGGAAGAAACGGGGTTGAGAGCAAAATACCCATACCCAGTGCGCCCGGATTGTTAATCCGGATACGCAGGCCAAATTAGGGTGATGTGCGGTCGCGCTGACCTTAAGGCGCATAGAATGCCCCTTCGCCAAAAGGTTAAGGCCCGGGATTTTGGCTCCCGTATTTGTCGGTTCGAATCCGACAGGGGCTGTTTATTAAATATCAAGGAGGTCTTAATGAGTAACAAAAAGCTGGGTACGAAGTTTGAGAGAGATTACCTGAAAAGGCTGGCAGACAACGAGTGGTGGGCGCACTTTTTGAGTCCTGATGCTTCAGGCGCACAGCCGTTTGATATCCTTGCCTTGAGAGACAGTGAGGTAATGGCAATTGACTGTAAAACATGCGCCTCAAACAAGTTCCCGCTCTCAAGGGTCGAGGATAATCAGTTCTGGGCATTCCGATCAATCGTCTGGAAATGCGATGCCTACTGTGGTATTGCAGTCCTGCATAACAATGAGATTTATCTAATTCCATTTGAACACATTCTGTCGGCGCAAAGAAGGAACGAATCGTCGATTGAGTTAAAGGAGGAATACAGGCTTAATGAACGCAATCGTGTCGAACGCTATAAGAATTGAGAATCCTACACCTGAATGCCGGGCGCGATATGTGGATATGCTCACATTCCAAAATCCTGAGTACGCTAAAAAGGAACGGATGGGATTCTGGACAGGGAACACGCCACGAGTGCTGTCGCTGATGATATCAGGTGCAAGCTGGATTGAGATACCGTTCGGGATGCTGAGTGACATTTTTAATCACGCAGACGAATTTGACCGCATTACAAATCAGACAAATCCGCATGAACCGTTCCTTGATTACAAGTCACAAATCAGACCGTACGAATATCAGGAAAAAGCGATTCAGGCGGCCTTAAAAAAGCGGAACGGCGTTATTGTTGCGCCGTGTGGTAGCGGTAAGACTCAAATCGGGATTGAGATCATTGCAAGGCTGGGACTTCGGGCATTATGGCTGACGCATACTGGCGATCTTCTAAAGCAAAGCATGGAACGTGCTGAGGCCGTTCTTGATATTCCAAAAGAATCCTACGGCACGATCACGGACGGAAAAATCAATATCGGGCAATCCATCACTTTTGCAACCGTTCAGACGATGTGTAAGATTGACCTTGATGCCGTTCGGAATGAATGGGATGTAATCGTTGTGGATGAAGCGCATCATGTTGTCGGAACCCCGACTAAGATGCAGATGTTTTTCAAAGTGATTTCAAAACTTTGCGCACGGTATAAATTCGGTCTGACGGCAACACCGAAAAGGAGCGATGGGCTGATTTCATGTATGTATGCTCTTCTTGGACAAAAGCTCTATGAGGTCTCAAAAACGCAGGTTAAAGCGAATTTGTGTCCTGTTCGGGTTTTTATCCGTGAAGTGGATTATACGCCGGATTTCGGTACAATTTTAGCCCCAGACGGCACGTTACAGTACACAAGTCTCATTAATGACTTGACGCAGGATGAAAATCGAAATCAGCAGATCATTTCGGATATAGTTGCGCACTCAGGCGGAGGAAGAAGAGGCCTTGTGCTGACAGATCGTGTCCAACACATTGGAACGCTTGCTAATGCATTGAGTGCGTTAGGGCTTCGATGTGTAACGCTTCATGGGAGCGTAAAAAAGTCTGTGAGGAAGTCGGCTATTGAGGATTTGAAGAATGGAGCGGTTGATCTGATTGTTGCTTCGTTTTCGCTTGCCCGTGAAGGGTTAGACATTCCAAATTTAGATGATGTATTCTTCGTAACACCTCAGAAAAACGAAACTGTTGTAGTACAGTCTGCAGGAAGAGTCGCGCGAAAAGCCTCAGGAAAAGAATGGGGTAATGTGTATGATTATGTAGATTCTTTTGGCATGCTTCGTGTATGGGGAGCGAAAAGAAGAGGATTTTACAAAAAATGTGAATATGCGCTTGTATATGATACATAAATGATATATAATAGTGGCAGAGGGCTTGTCCCTATTAAAAGAAAAAGGAGAAGAAAAAGATGGCTTATGAATCAATCCCCGAAGAGTTAAAGCGAGTAAAACAGTGGGTGTGCTGGGATGGCACAAAGCTCCCGAAGAATCCGTATACAGGCGGAAATGCACAGAGCAATAATCCGCAGACTTGGGGAGAATATCAGACGGCGATTGACGCTGTTGTGAAATTCGGATTTTCAGGAATCGGTTTTATGTTTGCTCCCCCATATTTCGGCGTTGACCTTGATCATTGCGTTGACAATCAGGACTTTGTGGATGAGTTCGTGGAAAGCCTGCAAAGCTATACCGAGTACAGCAAGAGTGGTACAGGCATTCACATTATCTGCAAAGGGAAACTGCCGGATGGAGCACGCAGGCGGGGCAATGTGGAAATGTATTCTGACCGCCGTTACTTCATCATGACGGGGAATGTGTATAATCCGAATTATACAAAGGTTGTCGATTGCACAGAGAAGATCAAAGTCCTGCATAGCAAGTACCTGTACTCTGAAGCACCGAAGGTTGCGCCAAAGCCGTTTGAGCGGATTTCAATGGATGATCAGGAAGTGATCGACAAGGCGCGGAATTGTAAGACAGGAAATCTGTTTCAGCTTCTTTATTCCGGAAACTGGGAAGGCCTTTATCCGTCACAGTCAGAGGCTGATTTGACTCTCTGTAATCATCTTGCGTTCTGGACACAAAAAGACGCAGATCAAATGGACAGGATATTCCGGTCATCAGGGCTTTACCGTGAGAAGTGGGATAAGAAACGTGGTTCTCTGACTTATGGACAGATAACGGTTCAGAAAGCGATTTCGAATTGTGCTGAAGTATATGAACCGAAACTAACCGAGGATGATACGAAGCTGGCAATCGGAATGTTCAAGAGCGGAAATATTGGTCGGCAGGATATCCCGAAAAATCAGTACGACATGACCGATACGGGTAATGCTCAGAGACTTCGGGACAAGTACAAGGGAAGCATCAGATATTCCTACACACGCAAGAAGTGGATGTACTGGACTGGTAAGGCGTGGCGGTTCGATGAAACAGGCGAAATCAAAAAGCTGGCGGACATTGTTGTAGAAGACCTAAAGCGTGAAGCCTTCGATGTGGAAGACGAGAAGGAACAGGAACAGAAACTTCGGTTTGCGGCAAAGACGGCGAATTCCTCAGGCAAGACCAACATGATCACGGAGACACAGCACCTTGAAGGGATTCCTGTCCTGATTGATGAACTGGACGCATACACAGATTACCTGAATGTCCAGAATGGAATCGTAAATCTTAGAAACGGTGAATTGATGCCGCATGACCCGAATTTCATGATGTCAAAAATTTGTAATTCGGAGTATGACAATACATCCGGAAAGAAGCCGGAAAAATGGCTGAAATTCATTGACGATATTACGGCAGGTGATAAAGAGCTTCAGCACTACCTGCAAAAGTGTGTGGGCTATTCTCTGACAGGCTCGGTAAAGGAACAGTGTGCATTCTTCCTTTACGGCATTGGAAATAATGGTAAATCCACGTTCATAGAAACGCTGGCTGATATGCTCGGTGACTATGCCAGCAACGCACAGCCGGAAACAATTATGATGAAGCGTGATGGTAACAGCGGTATCAATTCTGATATTGCACGGCTGAAGTCAGCAAGGCTTGTGAGCACAGAAGAACCGACTGAGGGCGTGCGCTTGAATGAAGGCCTTGTTAAGCAGTTGACAGGTGGCGGAAAGGTTACTTGCCGATTCCTTTTCGGAGACGAGTTTGAGTATTCGCCTGAATTCAAAATATGGATTGCGACCAATCACAAGCCTGTAATTAGGGGAACGGATGTTGGTATCTGGCGGCGTATTCGGCTGATTCCTTTTGAGGTAAATATTGAGCATCCTGATAAGCAGTTGAAATACAAGATGCGTGAGGAAATGCCGCAGATTATGCGCTGGGCGGTCGAAGGATGTATGATGTATCACAGAGAAGGACTTGAGCCGCCTGAAGTCGTCCAAAAGTCTACTGAGGAATACAAGTCCGAAATGGACTTACTTGCAACATTTATGGACGCCTGCATTGTAATTGATTATACGGTCAAGGATTCGATTCCTGCAAATGAGCTGTATTCAATCTATCAGGCGTGGGCGAATGAGAATAATGAGTATGTTATGACCAGTCGGAAGTTCTTTCTGGAAATTACGAAGAAGATTCCAGACAAGCAACGAGTGGCGAGTGGTATTGTGTATAAGAATATTCGATTTAGTGATTACGCAGACAAGTATAAAAAGAAGCCGCCGTTACAGATAGGGATGTTTAAATAAAGGCATAGAAAAGTCGATGCAAAGGCATCGGCTTTTTCTTTTTGGGAAAAAAGATAAAAAAAGTTAAAAAAAAGTATTGACAATTCTTTTATGATGGAGTATAATGAAGCCAGAAAGTTAAAAACAACAGCACCGCTTCAAAGGAGGAATACAAAATGTTATACAGCGAATTCGTAGCAGGAACCGGATGCAAAGAAACCGATCACAACTATCAGGTTTACAAAGAGCTTGAAATCATCTACATGAATACTGATTGCACAAAGGAACACATCTATGAGATGGGCAGGAAGCTGGTAGACAACAGCAAGACCGAAGCCGAGCTGAAGCTTGAAGCCGAAATCAAAGAAGAAATCGAAAGCAACAAGAACATGATTGAAGCCTACAAGAAAGAAGTTGAGTGGAAGCAGAATTTGATTGAAGCTGACCCGTACGATAAAGAATGGGTAAAGGATTGCAAGCGGATGATCAAATACTACAAGGAACAGATTAAATTCCATCGTAATCAAATCAACGCACTGAAGTGGGTGCTCGCCTGAGCACCCGATGTAGGAAAGGAGAAGAAAATGTATAAGGCAAAATTCATCGGCGCAACGAGAGACCGGAATCCGAGAGAAGCATGGAAGCACACGGAACTGTGGTATGAATACAGAGGACATCAGTATTGCGTGGTAAAACACAACAACGGCTATATGGACAAGCCGATTCGGGTACAGCACGAAGAAGCACAGCGGGAGATTGATGAAATGATCGACAATCCGAAGCCCTTTCAGGAAGGCCAGTACGAAGGCTCTGCTCAGGAAGGATTCGACCTGTTTTGGGAATATTGCGAGACAGGCGAATGGACTGAATAAAAAAAAGTAAAAATATTCAAAAAAATGTATTGACAAATACTTTATTTAGCGGTATAATAAGCTTAGAAAATTTGAAACGGAGGTCACGAAGATGACAAATGATTGGAGAACCGAAAAGGCGCTTTACGAAGTACACGAAATCAGCAAAAAAAATCACGAAATATATTCACTGGTTATGACAGGAAATGAAATCAGCGAATGGTGTAAAATGAAAAACGAAAATTACGGCTACATTGAAGGGCTTGGTGGAGACAAATCTTATAGCTGTTGGGCGGTTTTAGTCTTAGCGTAATATTGAAGAAAAGCCGAGCGGAGGCGGCGAAAGTCCTCCGCAGAAAGGAAAAGAAGATGAACGCAACACAGGTACTTGAAAACATTAACAACTGCATTAAGGAACTCGAAGATAACCGCTCATTATATTACAAACAACCTCGTCAGATGTACGGAAGAGGATACACAAAAGTATTCAGAATCAGCAAGGTCTGTGAGGAACTTTCAATCTTTGATTGGTGGAACGAAACACTCAGTATGTCGCAGTTGAAGCAGATGAGGCATTTCGTTGAAACTGCAATCAAGCTCGGATTTACTGGTTATGTTTGCTTCAAGGTTGGAGCGGCTGGATGCTCTCACGGTATGTGGGCATATAAAAATGAAAGCACTACAGGATACAGTCCTGATGGTGATGTGCTTTTCCACAGCTTCCGTAGCGGCGATAATTACTATGACGCAAAGATCAATGGCCAGTGGATGCACGATAAATATGCCACTGAAGAAAATCGGTGTCCTGATTTTACATTAAAGCAGATTAAGGAGGAACTGAAATGACAAACGAAATGATTATTTTCATCGAATCTCAGAAGCTGGCTGAGGCCGGAAAGATCAATTACACAGGCCGCACGTTTAAGGCTGTGAACATGGCTGGCGAAGAGGTCGAATTCAAGGAAACGGAAGCGATTCACACCTTTCAGACATGGAAGGCTCAGGGGTTCAGTGTGAAGAAGGGAAGTAAAGCGGTTGCGTCTTTCCCGATCTGGAAACACACTTCAAAAAAGGCTACTGTGACTGCTGAGGACGGAACGGAGCAGGAAGTTGACAAGTCAAGGATGTTCATGAAGGTGGCGGCATTCTTCAGCGCATCGCAGGTCGAAGAAATGAAGGAGCGGCGGTAAGCCGCTCCGTGGGAAAGGAGAAGGAAGATGGCGGTTTATTATTATGGAATGCGGCTGAGGGGATTTGCACCGATGTGTCAGCCGAAAAAGGGCTTTTTAGAGCGTCTGGATGATTATACGGGGAATTATTGGGATATCCTCACATACGACCGAAAACTGACAGAAAAAGAGCTTCAGGACTATGAATTAGACTTCTTACAGGAGGAAAACGTATAATGGAAAAGCATCTTGAACTGATCCGGCTGTATAACAGCAATTGTGCAACCGTAGCCGTCTGCTATAACAGGCTGGGCGGCTACTTCAAAGAGTACACTTTCCTGTGGTATTCAAAGAAAGAGATCATCCGAAAGCTTCGTCAGGAATACGGCATTATTGTCAGGAGGGATGCCGGATAAAAAAAAATAAAAAATATCAAAAAAAGGACTTGACTTTTTCTTTATTATCGATTATAATAAGCTTAGAAAGTTAAGCAAGGTGTTGAGCCGAAAGGAGAAAAGAAAATGATGACAATTCAGGAAATGAAAAAGGCAATCCAGAAGTCCTTCACAAAACAGTACGGTTTCGCTCCGGCACTTAATCAGATTAGGCCGCAGGAAACATATGGAGCAGGAAAATTTATTGAAGAAATGAGCTTTTGCGTAGGAAATATTGGATATGCGTTCTCAGTAAAGACCATGGTGGTTGAAAGAGCTGAAGCGTACGATTTATAATATAGTGAGACCTGACCTAACGGGTATACGGGGAGAAAAGGAGATCGAAAATGAACAATTCCAGACTTTTTAACCGTAACCCGAAAACCCGCGAAGTAAGCAAATATCCTTCTCGTGAAATCGAAATCCTTGTTGATGCGTACAAACAGTACGGAGAAAACAAGTCAAAATGTTATGATGAACATGACGATGTCGGCGCTCTGGTTGAGGAATCAAAGCAGAATGCTATCTTTGAAATCCTGCACCAGCTTGGCATTGATCCGGAAATGTGAAACAGTTTTAGCTGAATAATTAAAAAGCTGTCCTATCGGCTTAACGGGGAGAAAGGAAAGGAAGATGGAAAACAGAGCAGTAATCACGACAAGAGAAAACTGGAAGAATGGCGGCGTTGGTGTTTACCTTCATTGGAATGGCGGCATGGATAGCGTAGAAGGATTCCTTCGGTACTGCAAGCTGAAGGGCTACCGCTCACCTGACAAGGACAGCTACGGCTGGGCAAGACTTTGTCAGGTAATCGGGAATTTCTTTGGAGGAACCACCAGCGTAGGGATTGACACGCTCTGGCATCTGGATTGCGATAACGGTGACAACGGCGTTTATATCATTGAAGATTGGGAAATCGTTGACCGTTATTATTACACAGGCTCAGAGCAGAATGAGTATCCGCTGAAGGATATGCTGATGTCAATCGATGAGCGGATGCCAGAGCATGAACGGTTCGGCGAAGAGTTTCTTTCAGGCGATCCTATTCCAACAGAAGAACTGAAGGTCGGCGATAAGGTTTTTACGATTAAGTATGACGGCTCTATCTCTGTTCAGACCGTGGTCGGAATCGGAGAAGACCACATGGTAAACGGTACAAACGTAAAAGGAATTCCGTATTCAGATCAGTATAACTTCAATGGCAATCCGGCTGGGAATATCAATAACTATCTGAGAGAAAAGGAGTATGTTCGGTGTATCAGTAAATAATACTTGAAAACATTTTATAATTGATATATAATCACTTCCGAGAGGAGGTGATTATATTTTGAAGAAGATCGTAAAGCCGTATCTGCTAAACCTGTCAGAAGTAGAACGGGCATTTGTTGAAGAAATGGCTTGGCGAAGCCGAAAAAAGCTGTCTGAGTATTTCAGAAGCCTTGTGAATTCGGAAATGCAAAAGCATCCGGATATCGTGAAATTAGTGATCGGCAGGTTGCAGAAGAATGAAGGACTTTAAGAGTATAACGAAGACAGTTGAAGGCAACGAGGGCGGTAAATGTAATTATTCAACTCGTCTTGATACTTATGGTTGTGGATGTACTCATGATTGTTCGTACTGTTACGCAAAAAGCCTTTTAGAATTTCGTGGACTTTGGGACGCAAAGAATCCTGCTATTGGCGATATTTCAAAGATAAGCAAAGAAATCAAAAAGCTTCGCCCTTATTCATTTGTCCGCCTCGGAGGAATGACCGATTGTTTTCAGCCGCTGGAAAAGCTCCATCGTGTGACCTATAAGACAATCAAATTGCTGAATCGGCGTAAGATTCAGTATCTGATCGTCACAAAGTCTGCAATAGTCGCTGATCCTGAATACATGGAAATCCTTGATAAGGATTTAGCGCATATTCAGATTACGGTTACAACGCTTGATGATAAGCTGGCGGCGACATATGAGAAGGCATCACCACCTACAATGCGTGTAGAAGCGATAAAAAGGCTTCAAAAAGCTGGTTTTGATGTTTCACTGAGACTTTCTCCGTTCATTCCACAAAACGTCGATTTTGAGGCTTTTAACTCCTTAGAAATAGATAAGGTCTGCATCGAATTCTTGAGAGTGAATGCGTGGATAAAGAAATGGTTCGATATAGACTATTCTGAATACACGGTCTCGCAGAGCGGCTACTGGCATCTTCCGCTGAAAAAGAAGCTATATTATATTGAAAAGCTGACGGGCTTCAAAGAAATGACGGTGTGCGAAGATGAAACTGAGGCTTATGAATACTGGAAACATCACTTTAATCATAATCCTGATGACTGCTGTAATTTGAGGCGGACATAATGGGTATTGCTTGACGATGGAAGAATTATGTGATTTAATGTGCGAAGAACTTGAATCCGAGGAAGAAATGGAGGAAATCGAAAATGAGTCTGAAGATTGAATATGTAAAAAAAGAAGACCTGAAGCCGTATGTGAATAATGCAAAACTTCATCCGGCAGAACAGGTGGAACAGATCAAGAATAGCATCCGTGAATTTGGCTTCAATGACCCGATTGCCGTATGGAAGGACAATGAGATTATTGAAGGTCATGGAAGGCTTCTTGCGGCTATGGAAATGAATGAGCTGGAAACGGTTCCGATTATTCGTCTTGATCATCTTAATGACAAACAGCGCAAGGCGTATATGATTGCTCACAATAAGCTGACGATGAACAGTGAATTCAATATTGATCTTCTGAGCCTTGAATTCGAAGACCTGATGGATTCGTTTGATATGACGGACTTCGGCTTCAATGAGGCTGAAATTCTGGAACTGACAATCGATGATTCATTTGATGAAATTCCCAGCAGGAACTCCTATCAGCAGGAAGAACATGACGACCATGAATCTTATGATGGTTCACAGGAAAATAACGGCGGCGAAAATCCTTATCCGTATGTGACAAAAGAGGATTTGAAAGAGTATAAGGAACGGGCTGACGAGCTTGTTACAAAACGAGTTATTATCGTCTACAAAACAGATGAGGATGAATCCTTCCTGAAAGAACTACTTGGAATTAAATCAGATGAACAGCTTGGTGTTGTTTATACGATTGAAAAAATAAAAGAACTTTCAGGGAGATAATATGAGCGAAATTTATTTTGGCATTCCGACGTACAAGCGTGTGGATAAACAGGACACGCTTGAATTTTTACATGAGATAGGCATAGATAAAGAACATATCATTCTTGCTACTCAGGTAGAAAAGGAATTTCAGGATTGCAAAGAGCGATATAACGATATTTGCACGGTCATATATCGTGAGGCGCACAATGCCTCGGGTAACAGGAACACGATCTTAAATCATCTTCCAAAGGACACAAATGTCCTTATTCTCGATGACGATATTACGGGATTCGAAAAAAATGTTGATGGAAAGTTGCAACTAATCAGCGGAAAAGAATTTCTGAAAATCGTTGAAGATATGTTCGCTCTCGCCCGAAAATATAACTGTAAATTATGGAGCGTTTATCCCGTTCGGAACGCATACTTCATGGAAGAAGATTATGTCGTAAAATTCAATCGTCCGATTATTTGCGTAAATGGCGTTATTACGAGCGATTTGAGATACAATGAAGATCAAGCGGTAAAAGAGGACTACCTTTTTGTCTGTGATAATCTCTCCCATGGGCACCCCACTTTACGGCTTGAAAACATTACCAGTACTGCTAAGCATTGGACTAATTCTGGCGGCTGTAAAGATCAATGGAATACTAATGATGAATGCACAGAAAGACTGCTTGCGGCTTATCCAGAATACATTAAAGAAAATACCAAAAGAAAAGGTGAGGTATTGTTGAAAAACAATATCAATGTCGGCGTAAAAGACGGGATGAATAAACTTCATCTTTATTCCGAAAATAAGCCTGTTAAGAAGATCGAACAGAATTATGGCAGTCCTCGATGGAGCGGTGAGATCACGGATTGCACAATGCCGATGACATTAGACACCTACAGTAACTGCTCATTCGGCTGTGTGTACTGTTTTTCTCAGTATCAGAGAGGAATCGGCGGCGCAAAGGAGGATTATCTCGCTAAAGTTGTACGGAGCGTAAATCCCGATAAAATCAGGCGAATTTTCACACATCCTGAGAGCAGTCAGTTTGGCGAGTATGTAAAGACACGGCGTGTATTCCAGTGGGGAGGGCTGTCTGACCAGTTTGATGAATTCGAGCGGAAATACGGCGTTACGCTGGAGCTTCTGAAATTCTTTAAAGAAATCAATTATCCGATTTGCTTCAGCACAAAGGCGGCGTGGCCTTTCTTCGATGAACGATATAGAGAAGTATTCCGTGGGCAGGATAACTGGAATATGAAATTCTCTATCATCACTCTTGATGCTGAAAAGGCAAAGAAGATTGAAGTCGGTGTGCCGTCTCCACAGGAACGCTTACGGGCAATGCACGAGTATACAACGCTGAATAAAGGTGGTGCTACGCTTCGGCTTAGGCCGTTCATCATCGGTGTATCTTCAAAGGACTATAAAGACCTGATTATTGCCGCTCATGATGCAGGCGCTACCGCTGTCACGACCGAGTTCTTTTGCCTTGAAGCAAGGGCTGTTAACAACGCTAAGGAGCATTATAAAACGATCAGCGAGTGTTGCGGATTTGATATTGTGGACTTTTACAAGAAGCACTCGCACGGTTCTGGATATTTGCGGCTGAATCGCAAAATCAAAGAGAAGTATATGCACGAAATGAAAGACCTTTGCGATAAGCTCGGTATGCGGTTCTATGTCTCAGATGCGCACTTCAAGGAGCTTTGCGCTAATGGGTGCTGTTGCGGCCTTCCGCCTGAATGGAATTATAGCCGTGGAAACTTCTCATATGCGCTTCAGCTTTGCCGTAGAAACGGCGTTGCTTATTGGAGTGATATCGAAAAAGATATGTACTTCTTGGAAAATATTGCTTTTAATAAGGCCGATGGATTCAATACGAATAGTTCTGAAAAACGAGCGAAATTCCATGATTCCAGCATGAAGGATTATTTACATTATCTTTGGAATAATCCAAAAGCAGGACAAAGCCCGTTTAAAATGTTCGGCGGCGTTATGGCTCCAAATGGCTTTGACGAAAATGGTGATGTAATTTATGTGTATGATTCGTCAAAGACCTTTATGGAAGGTTATACGGGCTGTACTGGCTGTACGGAACATGGATTTTTTGATACCATCGAATAAAGGAGGCTGCTATGTTTGAAAAGGTAAATCCGTCACATCCTGATAAGATTGCAGATCGTATCGCAGGCGCTATTGTCGATCTGGCATACAAGAAGCAGGAGAATCCTAAATGCGCTGTCGAAGTCCTAATTGGACATGGTGATTGTCATATTATCGCAGAGACTTCTGTCGAATTTACGGATGAAGAAATTGAGGAAATCGTTTACAGGATTGCTGGGAAAATGATTGTTGACTTCTGCTTGTGTCCGCAGGATAAGCATCTTGCTGAAAATCAAGATGGGAAAATCCGTTGCGGCGATAACGGGATTTTCCGTGGAATGCCGAAAACGAATGAACAGGTTAATCTTTCGCTTATTGTTCGTAATTTGTATCGAGAATATCCATCTGATGGAAAATACATTATCAACAAAAACAAGATTATTGCTTGTCAGAGTAACGTAAACGGGCTGGAGCTTGCAAAGAAAATTGAAGGGGAATATTCTGTTGCTGATGTTTATGCCAATCCGCTTGGTGACTGGACAGGCGGCACAGATGTCGATACAGGCGCAACGAACAGGAAGCTCGGCTCTGATATGGGCGATGCAGTAACAGGCGGCGGTCTGCATGGGAAGGATTTAAGCAAGGCGGATGTGTCTGTAAATATTTACGCGCATATTCGTGCGCAACAGACAGGACAGCCTGTTGAATTGTATTGCGCAATCGGTGATGAGTACGTGGACGGGCTTCCGTACTCCGCGATCGTAGAGGTTGCAAGGGACTATATCTTCAATTATTGCGGCGGCTTTGAAAAGTTTGCTGAATGGGGGCTGATTTAATGGCTAATGAGCAGAATTTGCGTCCGGGAGAATACAAATTAAGCCAAGAAGAAGCCAAGAAGGGCGGCAAGGCTTCAGGGGAAGCAAGAAGACGAAAACGTGATCTCCGGCAAGCTCTTGAGGCGCTTCTCGAAAAAGATTTTCCGCAACGCGATAAAGAAGGCAATATTATAGGCACTGTGTCCGGTGCTGAAGCCGTTACAACGAAGCTTTTTGAGAAGGCTATGAAAGGCGATGTAAAGGCGTTTGGGATGCTTCGTGATACTGTTGGGCAGGCTCCGGTACAAAAAGTGATGGTGTCTGAGGTCGATAAAGATGTAATTGACGAAGTAGAAAGGGCGGTGCTTGAAGATGACCCGTCAACAGGCGGTTGACTTTCTGAAAAATAATCCTGCTAAGTTTGCAAAGATGCTGGGCTTTACGAAGCTCGGCTCTTTGCATAATCAGTGGATAATTGAGATGGTGCGAGGCCGTGAAGATCATACTTTACAGGCCAGCCGTGGAACGTATAAGACCACATGTGTGTCGATTGCGCTTGCGCTTATCATAATCCTGCTTCCGAATAAGCGCACCATGTTTATGAGAAAGACCGACACAGACGTAAAAGAGGTCGTTAAACAGGTTCAAAAGATTCTAAAGGACAGTCATACCCAATATCTCGTGCAATGCATTTACGGCGTAAATTTGCGTCTTCTAACGGAATCTGCGACAGAGGTGACTACAAACCTCACAACGGATATAAAAGGAACGAGCCAACTTATCGGAATTGGCTCAGGTTCTTCTATTACAGGTAAACACTTCGATTTTATCTTCACGGACGATATTGTAAACGTGCAGGACAGGACATCTAAAGCGGAGCGGGATAGAACAAAGGTTGTCTATCAAGAATTGCATAATGTCAAAAACCGTGACGGGCGGATTTTTAATTCGGGGACGCCGTGGCATCCTGATGACTGCTTCTCTATTATGCCTACGCCTGAAAAGTATGATTGCTATCACAAGGAAATACGGAAGATCATCACGAAGAGCGAGCTGGATGAGCTAAGGAAGAAAATGCTTCCTTCTTTATTCGCCGCAAACTACGAGCTACGGCATATTGCGGTTGAAGATGTAATATTCACGAATCCTCGTGTAGGGGCTGAGCCGTCTTTGGCGGAACAAGGGCTTGCGCATATTGATGCGGCCTACGGCGGCGAGGATTACACGGCGTTTACGATTTGTCGGAAGTCCGGCGGAAAGTATTATGTCCTTGGAAAGCTATGGCATAAACATGTTGATGATTGCCTGCCGGAAATCCTCGCTCTAAGACAGAAATTTAATGCTGGAAGGATATACAACGAGGACAATGCGGATAAGGGGTACTTGAACAAGTCGCTTCGCGCAAAGGACGAATTAACGATGCCATATCACGAAAGCATGAACAAGTTTATGAAGATCGTGACTTATCTGAAGGCGGAGTGGCTGAACGTGTATTTTGTCAACGGAACGGATTCTGAATACATCAATCAGGTGTGCGATTATTTTGAACAGGCAGAACACGATGATGCGCCGGATAGCCTTGCAAGCCTCATTCGGGTGCTCTGGCGGAGGACGGATGAGCAGGATTCGTACAAGTCGATTTTTGGATAAACGAGAAAGCAAGGACTTTTCCTTGCTTTTTTTATATAAAAATGTACTATATAACATACATTTCCATTTATTATATTACTATAATATATTTTTGAAAAGTTACTATATACCGAATTATCCTACATTATACTACATCCTACATAAAACATAAAAAAAAATAATAAATATAAATATAAAATAATATAGGAGTATATACTTTTTTTGGAAATATGAAAATCATTTTCAATTATCATACATGATTATCATACATTTATCCTACATGATATATAAAAGTTGATTTTTTGAGGATTTTCGGCTATACTGTAAACGTAACAAGGGGCTGGTTTGACACTAATTGAAAGGGGAGAAAACGAATGTTTACATTTGAGGACTTTCAGGCAGAGGTAGAAAAGAGCGGTGTAGCAAAGGCTGTGGCTATTGCGATCAATTCCCATAAGGCTTCAGATGATTACAAGATGGCTTTAGATGCCGACCTTTATGATCATCAGAAGAATAAGACAATTAATGAGTATGTGCAGGTGATTTTTACTTTGACAGGTTCACCGATTGAGGACTATACGGCTTCCAATAATAAGCTGTCCTCTAACTTCTTCAGGCGACTGAATACTCAGCGGAATACCTACCTGCTTGGAAACGGCGTTTCCTTTGCTGAGGGTAATGATGGAATTAAAGCCGCCCTCGGTAACAACTTTGATACTGTCCTTAAAAGGCTTGGGTATTATGCATTGATTCACAAGGTGTCTTTTGGATTTTGGAATGTGAAGGGGATGCACATATTCAAGCTGACTGAATTTGTGCCGCTGTGGGATGAGGAAACAGGCGCACTCAGGGCAGGAGTACGGTTCTGGCAGATTGACAGCAAAAAACCGATGTTTGCAGTCCTTTATGAGGAAGATGGGTTTACAAAGTATCGCTCGAACATTAAGGACGGAAACTTTGAGGAAATTCAGCCAAAAAGGGCATATCGGGTCACAGTTTCAACATCAGAGGCAGACGGAGAGGAAGTGATCGGTGAAGATAACTACGGCAGTCTCCCGATTATTCCGCTTTGGGGCTCAGACCTGAAGCAGTCAACGCTTGTAGGGATGCGTGCACTGATTGATTCCTTTGATCTTATCCGCTCTGGCTTTGCAAATGACCTGACTGATGTATCTCAGATTTACTGGATTATCAGTAACGCAGGTGGTATGACCGATCAAGAGCTTGCACGATTCCGTGACCGCCTGAAGCTGACACATATTGCCGTAGCTGATACTGAAAATTCAGCGGTTACTCCGCACGCGCAGGAGATTCCTTATAACGCCCGGCAGACCTATCTGGATTCCATTAGAGCCGGAATTTACGAGGACTTTGGCGGACTGGATGTGCACACAGTGGCGGCAGGGGCGACGAATGATCATATCGATGCCGCCTATCAGCCGATGGATGAACAGGCAGATGACTATGAGTATCAGATCATCGAATTTATCACACAGCTTCTTCGGCTCCTGAAGCTTCCTGAAGAAACGCCGATTTTTAAGCGGAACAGGATTTCTAATCAGAACGAGCAGACGCAGATGATTCTTTCGGCCGCCGAATATCTGGATGACGAGACTGTGCTGAAGAAGCTCCCGTTCATTACTGTGGACGAGGTGGCGAAAATCCTTGAGGCAAAGAAACAGGAAACGGAAAATCGATACTCAGATGAGGAAATCGACGAGAGACTGTCAGCTCTTGAGAATGCAGGACAGGAGGAAGTAAATGGCTGATGATCTTGGAGTGCTGTATACGGACAGGCAGTTGAGGGATGTTGAAAGAACTATATCACGCCTGTATACGCAGGCGCAAAAAGATATCGAGCAGAAGATGTCTGATTTTTCGGACAGGATGGCAAAGAGGGAAAAACTGTATTTAGAGCGAGTAGCCGCCGGGACAATGACTCAGGATGAGTTCGACCACTGGAAATCAGGCGTTGTTTTCAGGGGCAAGCAATGGGATGACAAGATGACGCAGGTTTCTGAAGTCCTTGCGAATACGAATACTGTTGCCAACAATGTAGTGCGCAGGAATCAAATAGGCGTATTTGCGATGAACGGAAATTACGCTGGATACGAGTTTGAGCACGGGGCAGGGGTTTCTTTCGGGTTTGACCTTTATGATCAGACGACTGTGTCCAGACTGCTTCGGGATAAGCCGAATATTCTTCCGTTCAAGAAGATTGACAAAGAGAAGGATATGAAGTGGAATTTCAAGAACATTCGTTCTCAGGTGACGCAGGGTATCCTTCAGGGCGAGAGCATTCCGAAGATTGCGAAGAGGCTTGCAGAAGCTGTGCCGAATCGGAATGCGAAGCAGATGGTTCTTCATGCTCGTACTGCTATGACCGCCGCTCAGAATGGCGGAAGGATGGAGCGGTATAAGGAGGCAGAGGAGCTTGGAATCAAATTCAAGAAGGTGTGGCTTGCGACTCTTGATGGGCGCACCCGTGACACACATGCAGACCTTGACGGTCAGGCAGTAAAGCCTGATGAGGACTTTGAGGTTGATGGCTACAAGATTTCATATCCGGGCGATCCACACGCGGCCCCTGAAATGGTTTATAACTGCAGATGCACGCTTGTGACAGAGCTTGAAGACTATCCGCATTCGTTTAACAGAAGAGAGACTTCTTCAGGAGAAGTGATTGAGGATATGTCCTACAGAGAGTGGGAAGCAAGCAAGCAAAAAGTAGAAGAGCCTAAGATTACACATATAATTGTTCAAGGGAAAGATATTTCTCAGGCTTGGACACGAAGACCTGATCAGTTTGATTTTGCAATTGAAGATATCATAAATGCTCAGGGGTTTGACGGATTACCAAGAGTTGTATCTGCTGAAGAATTTGATAAAGCCGTACAAGAAAGCAATTTCATAGCTCAAAGAGGATATAAAGCCCCTGATGAAGAAACATTAAAAGAGTATCAGAATCAACTTTATAATGGAAAGTGGTATGTTGATTGCTCTAAGGGCGGAGCCGCTTATGGGCGCGGAATGTATAGTGGTTATTCGAATGGAACAACAATAACAGATGAAATGAAAGATGTTGCAAATCGTTATGGAAGTAGTGGAAGTAAATCAGTTGGTAAAGTAGAAACATTTACTGTAGATAAAGATGTAAAGATAATTTCGTATAACAACTTGGTAAAAGAGTATAATGAATTTGACGCAAATAGTGAAAGTAGAATGTCCGCACTTGCAAAGGCTAATTCAAATTCTGATGATGAATACGCATATATTATGAAAGGGATTGGACAAGGACGAAATTTATCTGGCGATCAGAGAAAGGCCGCAGTTCACTTTGAAGATACTGTAACCGAAGAAAGATATTATGAACTTGAAAGTATTATTGAAAACATTTACGCGACTAAGCGTCTTGGAACATCTGAATATGCCGCATTAAAAGGGTATGATGTCGTAGAGGTTGAAAATGAGGGATATGCAATAATCTTAAATAGAACAAAAGTTATTTTTAAGGGTGATTGAACATGATTGAATTTAAGTACAATAAAGAAACAGGAATCCTTGAGGTCTGGAAAAACGGTAAGAAAACAGGAGAAATTATTACGATGGGGGATGAGATCAATGGCAACGATCAAAGTAGAGGTGACAAGCAACAGGAAAGAGTATGAGGAAGCTCTTGATGCTGTCGCTGAAAAAGTCCTGACTATGTGGGGGATGGAGGCAGAGTCGGCGGCGAAGAAGCTGTGCCCCGTTGACACAGGCTTGCTTCGGAACAGCATTACTTGGGCGCTTGCAGGGCAGGGGGTAAATTCTCCGTCTTACAAGGCAAATGACGGCAGTGCTTCTGGAAGCTATTCCGGTCAGGCTCAGGCAGATCAGGGTGGCCCAAGGCATGTGTATGTAGGCTCGAATGTCGAGTATGCGCCATATCAGGAGCTGGGAACATCAAGAATGAGGGCGCAACCGTTCCTTGGCCCTGCAATTGAGAAGAATCAGGCGCATTTTCGGGAGATTCTTGAAGGAGAATTGAAAAATGCCTTGCAAAACTGAACATTATGTGATATTCTACGGTGGTAAGGACAAGAATGTTCTTACCACTTTTTCATTTCAAATCATATCACTGGTGCGAGTGTGTACCCAAAGCAAAGGAGTGTGAATATGGGATTAAGCAGAGCTATGTTAAAGGGCATGGGACTAACCGATGAGCAGGTCACGGCAATTGTGGAAGAGCATACTTCCGTACTGACGGCGATCAAGGAAGAACGCGACAAGTACAAAGAAGATGCTGAAAAGCTTCCTAAGGTCCAGAAGGAACTGGACAAGCTTAAGAGTGACACTTCTGCAGGTGACTGGGAAAAGAAGTATAATGACGAGCACGAGGCTTTTGAGGACTACAAAAAGGAGATTGCCGATAAAGCCGCGCTTGAAGGGGTTAAGTCCGCATACAAGAAGCTTCTTACTGATGCGAGTGTTGGCGAGAAGCACATTGACAGTATTCTGCGTGTAACTGATTTCTCCGCGATGAAGCTTGACAAGGACGGCAAGCTGGAAGACGCTGATAAACTGACTGAGGCAATCAAAAATGACTGGAGTGGATTTATTACCACGAAAGAAACGAAAGGCTCACAGCCTGAAACGCCTCCTGCAGGGAATCAGGGCGGTGGAGAAAAAACGGGTCGCGCCAAAGAGCTTGCGAAGATTCGCTATGAACAGCTTTATGGCACAAAGACTGATGCGAAAGGAGAAAAATAATGTCTTTTATCGGTGACATTGAACAGGGACAGACCTATGCACCGGGCTGGTTCCTTGAAGACAACGAAAAATGCACGAGAGTGACTAAGACGGTTCCTGCTACCGGAGCGCATGTGACTACCACGGCGGATGGTAAGAAATATGCGAAGATGGGCACATTCGTCGCCTCCCTCGGCGGAATCCTTTATGAAGATGTAGACCTGTCTACTGGCGCAATGCCCGGCTCTGTGGTTATCGCAGGTCGCTATTACAGTGACAGAGTAATCGGCACTGTGACTGGCGTTGCCGCTCTTGTGAGCGCAGGTGCTTATCCGACGGTTACTCGTCCGGATTTCGGTGAATAAGGAGGTGAGCGATCATGGCTAAATGGGAAAGAAATATTATGGGATTTATCCCGCAGGATGAATGGCTTGATATCGGCTTTGATGTTCGCCGCCCTGCAGATCCTGTTGACGGTCTCTTCGGAGATGTAAAAACAGATAACCTTGTGGCATATTGGGAGTCCATTGCGGCTGAATATCAGATTCCTGTGATGGCACAGTTCCATGCTTTTGATACTGAGACGCAGAAGACCTTCCGCATCCCGATTGATACGCATAACATCGAGAAGGGGCTGATTAAGGTCAAGATCAATCAGTCCGAAAGAATGCGTGCGCTGACCCGCGCTGGCGTCCGCGAAGATGCACTTTACGACTATGTAATCAACGACGGCCTCCGCCTTGCAGATCAGGTCTTCACCCGGTCGAAGGTTGCCAAGAACGAACTGCTTGCAACTGGTCAGGTGACGATCAAGGAGAACAACCTTGATTTAACTGTGGACTATGGTGTTCCTGCCGCTCAGAAGGCGTTCACGCTGAATCTGAATAAGGAAGCCGACATTCCTGCACAGCTTCAGACGATTGTCGACTATGCGAACGGAATCGGGCTTACGATCACTGGCATGGTGACCGCAAGAAAGAACCTTTCCAAGATGCGTGCGAATGAGGCGATTCAGGTCGCTATCGGTGGCGTTGGCGCTACTGGCGCACTTGTTGGACAGGCGGCTCTGCGGAATTATTTGAATGAGGAATTCGATATCACAACCGTTATCACGAATGACCTGACCTACGGCGCAGATGCGACTATCGGCGCAGACGGCAGACCGCATGTGACTACGGCGAGATACTTCCCTGATGACAAGATTACCTTCTTTGCGACCGTGAACGGCAACACGCTGGGCACTGGCCTGTGGGGTGATCCGCCTGAAGTCGATATTGCACGGTTTATGGATGTGCGGCAGAGCGAGTTCCCGTATGTTTACGTTTCTCAGTGGGTCGAGAATGACCCGACCGTGCTGTGGACGAGAGCATCCGGCCTGTTCATGCCTGTCCTTTATAATCCGAATTCTCTGTTTATCGCTTCTGTTACGGACACAGCTCCGACTGCGGAAGGCGAGGGGGAATAACCAGATCGTTGAGAGCCGCATCCGTAATGCCTGACTTTTCTGGCATGACAAAGGCGCAGATGCTTGAGTATGCAGAGGAAAATGGCATTACGGGTGTCAACGGTCGGATGACTAAGGCTGAAATCATGGAGGTGTTACAGAATGCTTGAGCAGGTCTTGAATTACATCCATAACTTTTTCGTGAAGGAGGTCTATAGGGGCAAATTCGTTATTTCTGGCGGCGAATTACAGGTAGACTTCCTTCAGGCGAATCAGTATTGTAAAATCATAGGCTCAGTATTCAATGATAAAGTATACAAGTATTCATCTGGGGGCTTGACCGACGAGACCTTCGAAGGTCAGGTCTGGGCTATGGCGGTGCCTCCGACGCTCATAGCCCTTATTTCCGAGATTGATGCTTGGGTTGACAAGTATGGCGAGGCGGTTCAGACGCCGTATCAGTCGGAGAGCTTTGGAGGGTATTCCTACTCAAAGGCAAGCGGTGTCGGGAAAGACGGGACAGCAAAACTGACCTATGACTGGCGTGATGTGTTCAGCCCGCAGTTGAATCAATGGAGGAAGCTATCATGAGCCTGTTATCAGAAGCAATGGACAATTGCGTAATGCTTGATAAAAGGACTGTGTCGGACGGTTATGGCGGTTATAAGACCGAATGGGTTCCGGGAGCGGAGTTCAAAGCGGCGATTGTTTTCGATACTTCCATTGAGGCAAGAAGGGCTGAAGGCGAGGGTGTAACAAGCCTGTACACAGTCACAACAGGCAGGGAGATGACTCTTGAATATCACGATGTTTTTGTGAGAGGTTCCGATAACAAAATCTTCCGAGTGACTTCTGATGGTGACGATAGATATACGCCAAAGTCTGCTGGACTCAATATGAGGCAGGTGAGCGCAGAGGAATGGGGTTTGCCGAATGGACAGATATCAGGTGATTGACAATTTCTGGAATTCGTTTTCGTGGGCGGCTTATGATGAAGGCACTGTGCCGGATGACGCGAGTATGCCTCGCATTACCTATAGCGTTGTCGCTGATAGCCTTGGAAATCCAGTGATGATTCCTGCTTCCCTGTGGGATAGATCGACTTCATGGGAACGAATTTCACAAAAAGCCGATGAAATCAGTCAGGCAATTGAAACTATGTATCCATCAGCAATTGCATTTGACGGAGGAAGGGTTTATGTCACAAAGGGCAGTCCATATGCTCAGAGGATGCAGGAACCGTCAGACCCGATGATTCGCCGTATTTATTTGAATGTTGATGCGGAATTCTTTGCCGCATATTGAGAGGTGGTAAGATGGGAAGATTCAATGTTGTTCCGCAGGATACCTTCAATCAGTTACAGACTGACGCAGGTGTTCTGCTTAAAACTTTTGATCCTGCTAATCCGGCTGTGGTCGATGCAAATATCATTACTGCCACGACTGGCGGTATCAATGTGGTTTGCACTCCTACTTACTCGGATTACGGGGAGGATGTAGACAATGTACCGAATAACACTAAGGAACTGAAACATCTGGACGGATGGGAATGCACTATGTCCACAACCGCTCTTGGCACTTCGCCAGAGCTTATCAAGCTTGCTCTTGGTGCGGCGGACATTGACTCGCAGAATCAGTCAAAGATTATCCCGAGAGCGGAGCTGAAGCAGACTGACTTCTCGGATATCTGGTGGGTAGGCGATAAGGCAGACGGCGGTCTTGTGGCAGTTCAGCTTCTGAACGCTCTGTCTACGGACGGATTCAGCCTTCAGACTACGAAGAACGGCAAGGGTCAGATTTCTCTGACGATCACTGGTCACATTTCGATCAATGATCTTGATACCGTTCCTATGGTATTCTATTCGATGGATGCCTAATAATTACAAATCAGCGATAGCAAGGAGGGCTAACGATGAAAACACTGGCAACTTGTACGCCGAGGGAGTTCCTGAGGCAGACAGCAAAAATCAGGCATGTTGCGGCTGACTGGATGGACGCGACTAAGATTCTGGAAATCAGGAAGGAAAAGCCAAACATTCCTGAAGGGGCAACTTTCGAAGAACGAAAGGCGGCGATTCAGGCGCAGACGAAGAAGAACCTGTCAAAGATGCTTGATGCTATTCTGGACGAACACCCGGATGAAACGCTTGACCTGCTTGCGCTTGCGTGTTTCATCGAGCCTAAGGATGTGGACAATCATCCTGTCACATTCTATCTTGAGGCTATCGCAGAACTAATTTCCAACGAAGCGGTTATTCGTTTTTTTGCCTCATTGGTACAGTTGGAGCAGATAAATACTTTGAAGGTATCGAAAGCATAAGGCTGGATTTACTGGACGAGTTTGGAAGCGGATACGTAATTGATCATTGCGTGTCCGCTTTTTTGAAATCAAGAAGGAATGAACTGTACCAGACATATGTGACTGATGCCTTGAAGGTTATAGGGCATCTTGATGTGAGGTTTGAAGATTGGTTTAAGCCAGAAGAAACGAGGACTGCAGAGGAAATCATTAGCAGTATAAAGAAAAAACTTGGAGGTTGACGATGAATCTATTTAACCTCATGGCTACGCTGGGTCTTGATTCCTCAGAGTACGAGAAAGGGCTTGACGGAGCGGAAAAGAAAGCAGGCGGTTTTGGCGAGAAGATAAAGAAGGGGCTTGGTGCCGCCGCAAAAGCCGCAACTGTGGCAGTAGGAGCGGCGGCGACTGGCGTTGCGGCGCTGACAAAAACCGCCGTTGACAGCTATGCTGATTACGAACAGCTTGTCGGCGGTGTTGAAACGCTTTTCGGAGACAGCGCAGGAAAGGTTATTTCTGATGCGGAAAGCGCATTCAAGACCGCTGGCATGTCAATGAACGACTATATGGAGACATCCATTCAGTCGGCGGCGGCTTTGATCAATTCTCTTGGCGGTGATCAGGCGAAGGCGGCTGACCTGATGAATATGTCCATCGTTGATATGTCCGACAATGTCAACAAGATGGGCACAGATGCTGAGGCAGTTCAGAACGCCTATCGTGGATTTTCACGAGGCAACTTTACGATGCTGGATAACCTTGCACTTGGCTTCGCAGGTACTAAGGATGGCATGCAACAGTTGCTTGATAAGGCAGAAGAGATATCGGGCTTTAAGTACAATATTTCAAGCTATTCAGATATTGTTCAGGCGATTCATGTTGTGCAGGAAGAAATGGGCATTATGGGGACTACAGAGGAAGAAGCCGCAGGAACTATTTCTGGCTCGCTTTCATCCCTGAAGTCTGCATGGACGAACCTTGTCACAGGTATCGCGGCAGATAACGCCGATATCGATGGACTTATAAGCAATCTTGTCGCGGGCATTGAAACGAGCCTCAAGAATATCCTTCCTGTTGTACAGCGCGTTCTTAGCGGCATAGGTGAAGCAGTTGTACAGGTCGCGCCTATTATCGGGGAAAAGCTTCCCGAATTATTCAGGATGGTATTCCCTCAGCTTTTAGAAGCGGCTATATCGCTCTTAGGTTCATTCGGAAGTGCAATGCTTGACAATGTGGACATCCTTATTCAGGATGTGCTTGATATCATCCTTGAGGTGATTCGGACTATAAATAGTCCTGAATCAATAGCAAATGTGATATCGGCTATAACCTCGGTGATCAATTCACTGGCGACATGGATGGGCGAGTATAGCTCTGTTATCATAACTTCAGTGATTCAGATCATCACTACGGTTATGGAAACAATCACAAGCCCTGAGAATATTGCAGTCCTTGTGGATGCGGTGGTATATGTAATCACAGAGCTTGCGAATGCTTTGGTGAAGAATATTCCTACTGTCGTACAGTCGATTATAACCATAGTCGAAAATTTGGCACAGGCTATTCAGGAGAACCTACCGATCATCATTCAGGCGGCAATCGATATTATAAATGCAATCGTTGGTGGGCTGATCGAGGCGTTGCCTCAGCTCGTCAGCTATGTGCCCACGATCCTGAATACGATTGCTGATGTGATTTTCGATAACCTGCCTACGATCATTGATGCTGGATTCGACCTTCTGGAAAGCCTGATTGAAGGGATCATGTCGAACCTTCCGGCGATTATAGATGCTTTTGCAACAATAATCGGCAGGCTCGTGCAGTTTATTTTGCAGAATCTTCCTGAATTTATCCAGCGTGGTCTTGATATCGTAATGGCATTGATTCAGGGCGTTCTGGATAACCTTCCTGCAATCATTAAAACAATCGGACAACTGATTTCTACGATTATAACCGCGATAATTGAGAATTTGCCACAGATCCTTATTCAGGGCGCGGATATCCTTATGCAGTTGATTCTTGGCTTGATCGGGGCAATCCCTCAGCTCGTAGCCGCCTTGCCTGAAATCATCAGGGCAATCATCGAGGCATTCCGTGATACTGACTGGGGCTCTGTAGGGCAGAACATCATGAATGGTATCAGAGACGGTATCTTCAGTATGGTGACAAATCTTGTTCAGGCAGCAAGACAGGCGGTTCAGAATGTAGTTCAGGGAGTGAAGAATTTCCTTGGCATTCGGTCTCCATCAAAGGTCTTCAAGAATCAGGTCGGTCAAATGATTGGCCTTGGTCTTGCAGAAGGTATCGACGAGAGCGCGGAAGACGCCGTGCAGTCCGCAGAGGATATGGCAAAGGAAGTCCTCGGCACAATGGACGGAATGGATGCGCAGTTATCGACTAATATCAGCGGGGCAGGAAGTGCAGGATATGGAGCTGGCGGAAGCGGATTGACAGCAAGGACTTCTGGTGTTACAATCAATGTGTATGGAGCAGAAGGGCAGAATGTCTCCGAGCTTGCAGAAATCATCAGCCAGAAGCTTGCGCGTGAAACGCAGAGAGAGAGGTATGCATGGGCGTAAATTATTTTATTTTCAATGGCGAATCTTCTCTTGATCATGGTATATATGTCGGGGGGCAGGGTACTTTCAATGCCCCCCAGAGGGATGTCTCGAAGGTGTCAATTCCGGGCATGAGTGGAGACCTTGTAAGGGATAACGGGCGCTGGCTGAACATCGAGGTTCCGTATAACATCGTAATCATGGACGATTTCAGGGAAAAATCCGATGCGGTCAGGGCGTGGCTTTGTGAGCCAAAGGGGTATGCAAGGCTTGAGGACACATATCATCCTGAATACTTCAGGATGGCGAGATTTACAGGGACAATCGAGTTTGAGACGGCGGCTTATAATAAGTCAGGGAAGGCTACGGTTGTCTTTGACTGCAAGCCTCAGCGGTTCCTGAAGTCTGGCGAACCTTTACTGCCTATGGTGAATGGCGGTGTGATTGTAAATCCGACAAGATACGAAAGTAAGCCTCTTATCAGGATCGTGTGCAACGGTAACGGAAGTGTGACAGTAGGCGATTACACGATCTCGCTTTCAGGAATCAGCACATATGTTGATGTGGATTCAGAGCTTCAGGACTGCTACGCAGGAAGCCAGTCCTTAAATAACAAGGTCACACTTTCGAATGGATTCCCGATGCTTTCAGGCAGAGTGCCTATAGGGTGGACGGGATCTGTGACTAAAGTTATGATAGCAGGGAGGTGGTTCACGCTATGATTCCGATTTTGTATGATAGCTCAGAGCAGAGCTTTACATCGCTGGGTCTTGGTGCCTTAAGTGACGCCGTTTCCTGCACTGTAAAAACAGTCCTGAACGGTCAATTTGAGCTTGAGCTTCAGTATCCTGTTTCTGGCAGAAGGTATTCGGATATCAAGGTGTCAAATATCATAAAGGCTGTGGCAGAGAAGAACGGCTCGGCTCAGTTATTCGATATTCACACAATTTCAAAGCCGCTGAATGGGATAATCACGGTCTATGCCTCGCATGTGTCCAGCAGGAAGCAGTTCATCCCTATTATGCCATGCTTGGCTACGGATATCGTCACTGCATTTCAGACGATCAAGGCGCACTCCGCAGAAAGTAATCCCTTTACGCTGTGGACTGATAAAACGACTCGGGCGAACTTTATCCTGAAGCAGCCAGCGTCTCTTGGTCAGGTGCTTGGAGGTATGGAAGGATCAATACTCGATACATATCGTGGCGAGTACGAGTTCGATAACTGGACGATCAAATTATGGAATCGCAGGGGTCAGGATAACGGCGTTACGCTCAGATATGGAAAGAACATCACTTCTATCGAGCAGGAAGAGTCTATAGCGTCCACTATAACGGGAATTTGCCCCTTTTGGAGCGATGCAGACGGTAACACGATAACTTTATCAGAGAAAGTGATAGAGTCCGAAAAAGCGGCAAATTTTCCCTTCAGAAGGACGATTGTGAAAGACTTCTCCAACGACTTTGATGATCAGCCTACGGAGGCACAGCTTCGGGCGCATACTCAGTCCTATATTACGGCAAACAACATCGGTGTACCTGAAGTAGGCATGGATGTGAGCTACGAAAACCTGTCGGACTATGAAGGGTATGAGCAGGTCGGTACGCTTGAGCAGGTAAGGCTCGGAGACACAATCCATATTTACTTTGAGCCACTTGACATTACTGCAGAAGCAAGGGTGACTGAAACTGAATACAACACGCTGTTGGATAAGTACAATAAGGTGCGGCTGGGAGCAGTGAAGTCCTCGTTGTCAACGGTCATAAATTCAGATGCCAGCACAGCGAGAATGTCTACATCAAATGCCGCTTCTAAGGTTACGAGCACTCTGGAAAAGGCGTTTGCTGATGCGCTTGAGGCACTTTCAGGAGCAGACGGCGGCAATATAGTTATCAGGCAGAATGCTGTTACAGGGAAGCCCTATGAAATCCTTGCGATGGATACAGAGGATGTGAACACCGCAAGGAAAGTCCTGAGGCTGAATGATGAGGGTCTGGGATATTCTCAGAATGGCATCAATGGTCTTTATACTGCGGCTATCACCGGGGCAGGAATTGTGGCGACAGCGATTACATCAGGGACGCTGGATGCGGCAAGAATAGCGGCTAACAGCATATCAGTTTCAAAGCTAACTGGAAATATCAGCAACGGAAACTGGAAAATCGACCTTGATGCTGGCACATTCTCAATCGGGAAAATAACCGCAGACAGTATCACTGCGGGGACAATAACCGCGGCGGTTACTGCAACAAACTTAACTTTAACGAATGGCAGGATCAATATACAAACATCAGATGAAACGTACGACTATATTATCCTTGATCACTCAAAAAGCAAGACATATATTTCATCTAATACTGTAAATGTTGAAAATAAAAGCACTGCTACGCTTCCAAACATAAAAACGACATTACAGGGTGGCGGAATATGGATTAGAGATACTCAGACCAATGTACTGCTTGCCACATATCAAAGATCGATTATGTCATTGTATAATTCATCTGGGGTCGAGAGTGTTGCTCTTTCAGGAACCAGTAGTGGAAATATTGCACTGAAAAATACAGACGGACATCAGACTATATATCTGGGGTCAACTGGCTTACAGGTTCATGACTCTAATGGAAAAATAAATGTAGCGGCTTCAAGTTCAACTTATCCGTATAACGCAGGACGAATAGATGTGTATATTTCCGCAAGCACAACATCGATCGTAAGAATAGGGGCTACATCGGCCGGAAATGGAACAATATCATTGAATGATACAAGAGGGACATCAAGAGTTATCTTGAATGACGGCGCACTGTACTTCTACGATTCATCAGGTACAATGCGTTGCCGCCTCAGTCCTACTGCAGGATTGACTTTCTATAACGCATCAGGCACAGCAACTAAGACCTACGGAGTATCATAAAGGAGGAAAATATGAATAAACCGATTACACTTGCAAAAGCTGATTTTGAAACCGCTCTTATCGAGCTTGTGAATAACAGTGGGCTTCCGGTATGCGTTATCAGGGCAACGGTGGCAGACCTTCTCAGGGTGCTTGAAGGACTGGAGCAGAAGCAACTGGCAGAGGACAGAGAAGCGTGGGAGAAAGGAGAAAAGGAAGGGGATGAGTGTAACTGATTTTATCGCTCTGGTGAGCGGCATCACAGGCGTGATTACGGCGATAGGGGTGCTGATCGTCAATATCATGCAAAATCGGAAAACAAGCTATCTTCTCGATTGGCGCATGGGGAATGTGGAAAAGAAGCTTGATGAGCATAACCACTATGCGTCACGGTTTGAGGATATCGAGAAAGTTCTTGTGGCTATGCAGAAGGATATCAGTTTCCTTCGTGAGAAAGCGGGGTGATAACATGAAACTCAAAGACTGGCAGATTCGTGCATTGAAAACTTTTGCTCAGGCATTCGGAGGCGTTCTTGTCCCCGAGGTCGTGATGATCCTGAATTCAGGAGTGCCTGAAAACTGGCACAGCATGTGGATAGTCCTTGCGCCTGTAATTTGCGCCGCGCTTGCGGCGGGAATCTCAGCGGCGTGGAACGTAATCCTTGAAAAGCTGAAGGAGGACGAAGAATGATTGAGCAGATCATAAGAGTGACGCAGGACTTGTACGGCGTAACTCCTGTTGTCCACATGGTGCAGGGCGATACAGGGCGCACTCTGAAATGCGTTGTGGCAGACTATGCGTTTACAGGCGCTGAAACGGTCTCCCTGATGTGCCTTAGACCTGATAAGACTGTATATCGGTATGACGGAACTGTTGATACTTCCGACAATTCTGCGAACTTTGATCTTAATGTGGCTGGCGGCGCACTGACTCAGGCAGGCGTCGTCGCCGCTCAGGTGATCACAGTCCTGAATGGAGCGATTGTGGCTTCCTTTGCCATCAATGTGATTGTACATGAGGTTGTCGGAGGCGAGGCAACGGAAGAGGACATAACCTTCCTGATGCAGTTGCAGGAACAACTGAACGAGTGGATTGCTGACGCTCAGACTGATGTAGACGGGATTATTGCTGATGCTCAGGAACTGATTGAAGAAATGGTCGAGAGCATGGACGAGCATTTTATTCCAGTGGCGGTGACTTGGGCAGAATATCAGGCACTTCCTGATGATAAGTACACGAATGGGAAGATTTATTTCATCACCGACAGAGGCGCGGAGGTCGATGCGTCTACAGTTCCTTATGATCACACTACTTCAGGGCTTACTGCCACGAATGTGCAGGATGCGATTGATGAGATTGAGGGTAGGGAGTTATTTGTGCAGGATATTCCGAGTAAGAATTTACTTCCGAATACTGCTACTACGCAAACGCTCAGCGGAATTACTTTTACGGTCAATGATGACGGGAGTATTACGGCAAACGGGACGGCTACAGCGCAGGCTTATTTGACGGTCGGGAGCATAAGCAATCTTGGTCAGGTTATTCTCAGCGGATGCCCAGAGGGTGGGGGCGATACAACATACTTCTTAACCACAAGGACAACTTCGTACACTCAGCAGTATGATTACGGCACTGGGGTAACAATCAATAATACGGTTGCAGAGCAGGTGCAGATTATTATTCGATCTGGTGTGACCGTTTCCAACCTTGTTTTCCGCCCCATGATTCGTCTTGCCTCAATCGAAGATGATACCTATGTTCCTTATGCAAAGACAAATGTGGAATTGACTAAAACAGATGCCGCACTCGGGGAGATAACGGAATCACCATCATTGCCGTCTGGTGAGGTATCTATACCAATAGGGACGGTCACAACGGTCACAACGATAACTGTTCCAAAAGGGACTTATGTATTGACTGGTGCGATTATTTTCCCAGCAGATTCGACCGGTACGTATCGAAACTGCTCTATAAAGCACATTGACAACACGCATTATTCAGCTTCTCAAACGCCACCTTGTGGGGGTGGGGTGAGCACGCGATTGTCAACTTCGTGGATTCAGACATTTTCAAACAGCGCGACTATAAAACTTACCGCAGAGCATAACGCAAGCACTGCGCTGACGATAAAGACGGCGGTCTTGAGGGCGGTGCGGATTAAGTAATCCTCAATGTACAGGGCGCAATCGGCAGATGGAAGTAAGAAAGGAGATTTATGGGTAAACTAATCAGAAACGGCATAGAGTTCGGCGGCGCGGCTGAACAGGCAAGCAGGATCAGCTACGATAACTCTAACAGTATCATTCACGCAACAAACCTGCAGAGTGCTATCGACGAGCTTGCTGGCGGCTCTCAGTCACTCTTTGTGCCGACAGTCAGAACGATCAATGGCCTTGACTTGACGGCGAACAGAGTGCTTAAATCAGCGCAGTTTGCGGAGTCTGTGACTGGTGAGAAGATGCTCGCGAACCTGCTATATTCTCAGGTAAGTAGCTGGGATTCGGGGGCGTCAAAATCAATTAAACTGGAGAGTGATGCTTATCTGGATGCGCGTGGGGTAGAAATGAATTCTACCACCGCATCCACCAGAAGAACATTACAAGACTGGGGCGCGACATTCTATGGCTTTAATGCAATATATAAAGAACCGGGAACAAGTGCAACATTTACACTATCCAATGGCGGAAGAGCGATTATTTTTACTGACAGCCTCCAGAATGCCTTAAAAAATATGTATATTGTTTCCGTCTCTTCATCTGGAACAGCCTCTTATAAATCAGTTTTTGAACAAAGCACACAAGTTCCAATAACAACCGGAAGTGGTACATTTACTTTCACAAATAATACATCGTCTGGTGGACATTTTTGTGCGCTTACATTTTCAGGCGACTCGTCATGGAGTTAACTATAAATCGAACGAGCCTGCTCTAACGAGCGCGACAAAATCATCGATTAAATGGCTTTATGCTTTCAGGTTATAAAGTTATCAGGCGAGAGGCTAAAAGTCCGAAAAAGTGGCAAATTCGAGCGCAGAAAGGAGATTTATGGGAAAGACAAAGCGAGACTGGAAGGAAGTAATCCGCCGTGCGATTGGCGCATTCAAAAGCGGCAAGTATGTGTATTTTTATGGAGCGAAGGATATTGAGTTGACAATGGAGACCATGAAGGCTCTTGTTGCCCATAGCCCCGCCTACTTTGCGCGTTATTCCTCAGAGGAAATGGCGCAGATTTACAGAAACTCACTCGGGAAAAGGGGCATCGACTGCTCGGGCTTCACAGGATGGATTTGCACAGGCGATGAGCGATACTCAATAGGACAAATTGAGAACTGTTCTAAGTATAATTCCTTAGCCGCTGGACCGACTGCATCTATCCTGTTTACGACATGGGGTGGCACAGGTCGACACATTGGGCTTGATATTGGTAATGGGTACACGCTTCAGGCAGGATGGGAATCCACCGATGCGGCAATCAGGGAAGGCAGGGCAGGAATCATTCTCAGACGCATGGATGAGACGGCTTGGGAAAGAAGCGGCGAGTCCAACTGCGTAAACTATGCTGGGGCATATTCGCCTTACGAGCCGACAACGGAGCTTATCAGAGAAGTTTACGGCGGTGACATTCCTACTCCTGAAACATGGGTAGGAGAAGCCTATGGGCTTGCAATAGTGCCTGTGTACAAGGATGCAAGCAGAAAAGAGCTACTGCCTGAATGGAGCTATCTTGGCGCAGGAAATCTTTTTGATGTGTACGGCGAAGCAGGTGAGCTCTGGTATATCCGCATCGCAGGAAAATACTATGGCTACATTCCGAAGGTCAACTGCCTCAGGAAGACGCCAAAGTACAAGGCGCATGTGATTACTGACCTGAATCTCAGAGTAAATGCAGGAAGCGGTTACAAGAGCATTTGCGTGATGAGAAAAGGTGAGGAAGTGCAGGTCTGTGACGAGAAGCCTGCAAGAGACGACAGACCGTGGAAGTATGTGATTTATAAAGGCATATATGGATTCTGTTCGGCGTATTATGTTAAATAAAAAACTTGACAAAACTTTACTTTTCAGCTATAATTGTAAAAGAGGACATCCTCTAATACAAGAAAAAGGAGAGTAAGGATGGAAGACACCAACATGACTGTTCCCTACATCGTATATGAGGGAGCGCAAGCAAGACAGGAGCGGACGATTAAGAGGCTGATCATCACAATCATTATTGCTGTGGCAATGCTGTTTGCAAGCAATGCAATCTGGCTATATGCGTGGACGCTTTATGACTATGAGTCCGAGGTTCAGCAGGTGGACTTTGACTCAGGAGACGGCGGCGTGAACAACTTCATCGGACGCGACCTTCAGGGAGACTTGAATAATGGCGAGGATGAGAGTGACAACAATCAAGACGAAGAGAGTGCGCAGGAGCGGTAACTCAGGAAGCCGCAGGACAAGAAGAAGGAAGCATTGATATGGATTATTCGCGAAGCGAGATTGAGCATGTGATTGACGAATGGATACTAAACGAGAGGTACAGAGCGATCATGAAGCGAAGGCTGATTGATGGCATAACCTACGAGCGATTAGCCGAAGAGTTCGACATGTCAACAAGTCAGATCAAACGCATCGTGTATAAATCCGAGGATAAGATTTTCAAACATCTTCCGGCAGGCTATTAAGCCTGCTGGATTTTTTTTAATAAAAAGTAAACTTTTTCAAAAAAAAGTATTGACAAATATTTTATTTAGGGGTATAATGAACTCAGAAAATAAGACAGGCGGTCAGCCGGAAGGAGAAGAAGATGACATACGGAGATTACATTACAAAGGCAACACCCGAAGAAAGAATTGAAATGAGGAAAAGGGTTGAGGGAATTATTGGTACAAAAGAACAGGCAAAGTCCTTTGCAAAAACACTTTCTGATAAAATTGACGCAGGAGCTAAATGGCAGAAGCAATTTGAAAAGCTTTCAAAAATATTTTTTGAACACGGTGAAAAAGCTCTTGCCATGAATTACACTCAAATCGGTGCATATAGCTTTAAGGGCGTTACCGCAAATGGAAAAAGATGGATCCTTGAAGGGAACAACGGATGGACAACAAGAAGTCGTTATTGCGGAACACTTTACATCGAAGGCGAAGGGTGCATCTTTACAAGCGGAAGTCTTGAAAGAGTTTTTGATTATATCCTTAACAACTAAACAAAATTCCCGCCCCGGAGGTTACGAGGGCACAGGAGGTTTATGATTAAAGATTTAACTGGAATGAGATTCGGCAGGTTGACTGCGATAAGCTATGAAAAGACTGGAAATAGCCTTAAATGGAAGTGCAGATGCGATTGCGGAAATGAAGTTACTGCATATGGATATGACCTTCAGAGAGGACGAGTTGTTTCATGTGGATGTCGAAAGATAAAACATGGAAGCCGAGAAACAAGGTTATATAACATTTGGATAGGAATGAGAAAGCGATGCAATAATCCGAACCATAAGTTTTATAAATATTATGGTGGCAAGGGCGTATCAGTATGTATTGAGTGGGAAGATTTTGGCAAGTTCAAAGAATGGGCGTTATCAAATGGATATGAGGAGCATTTGACAATAGATCGCATTGATTCAAACGAAGGTTATTGCCCTGCGAATTGTCAATGGATAACTAATTCAGAAAACACAAGGAAGGCTGATTTAGAAAGGTGGCACGGATGTACACAGAAATAAACATGTTTCAGGATATTGACGATGGCATTCAAAAATTTTTTGATCATAATGGAGACGTTGACTATGCTTTGCAAGTCATTAATGATCTGATTGAGAAGAACAGAGGAACAATAGTTGAATATGCTTTGACGTATGCAAAAGGGAAATTGCGAAAAGATAAATAATATAAGTCCCTGTCGGTAGGATGGTAAGACCGTCGAAAAAAGGAGGGAATCTAATGTACTTATCGGTAGGGAACTATGCAAAAATCGAAAAGGCGTTAAAGGAATGCACGCCTTCCGGCGAGGAATACAATTCCTTGCCTGAAGACAAGAAGCGGATTCTGCTTGAGGCAGACAAGGCGATGCTCGACACCTACAGGCAGTACCTGAAGGATAACAGCAGGGCGAACGGGAATACAAAGAAATACAGGGAGCGGAGAAAAGGAAGATGATGAAGCAACAGCACGAGTATGTTATAAACCACTGGTTCGGTGGGAGAGGTGAAGGAACAACCTGCCTATTCAGGACTACGAGCGAAAAGGAATGGATAAAGAAGATCAAGGAGCTTCGTAAGAAGTTCGCTATCCAGAAGAAGTATTCAAAGACAATAGTCTGGTACGAAAGGACTATCTTCAGCTTTGCCACAGGAGGCGGAGTAAACCTGTGGGCTGAGTCACAGCTTATCCGAAAGCCTATTCAGGTGCTTTATGGCATACCGAAGGAGGCAGACGAATGAACTATCACGATCAGGATGTCTTTGGTGTATACAAGCTGACAGAGGAAGAGAAGATCAGAATAGGGCTGAAGAAGCCAGAGCCAGAAGAAGGAACGATATGTGTAGCTATCCCAGTCCATTATAGGAGCGGAATGCAGTGGGAGAACAGGCTTGTTACTCCTGCACAGCTTAAAAGATATCGGGCACAGTATCCCGGATTACGAGTGATAAGGAGGAAGTAACAATGAAAATCAAAGTAGTGGAAACCTACATTGAGGCAGACGCAAGAGAGCTTCGGGAAAGCAATACTCTTGCAGGGAATATTGCAAATATGTTATCGCGGTGTTTCGAGTCTCGGGAACCGTTCGATGACGAAGAGGATGAAGAAGAGGAAGAGGAGGACGACGATGGCAGACCTGATTGACAGACAGGAGGCGATTGAGGCAATTAGGAATATGTGTGAAGGGTGCGATAGTACCTATTGCGGAGAGTGCCGGGTCAGTTTTCCGGGGCGCGAGGATTGTGAAAAAGTATTAGAAGGATTGCCACCCGTACAGCCAGACGCACGGTTGAAGAAAATAGCAGACCTTGTTGATGGAACGATAGATCACTTTGACAGAGATGATGCGATGGACTTACTTTACCAGATTAAGGAGGTGCTGAAGGATGGACTTTATTGACAGAGCGATGGCTATTGAGGCAATTAACAGCCATTTCGGATTCAACGTCGATGAAGAATATGGGAGTGCAGTACAAGAGGTAATTAACGGCTTGCCGTCCGCACGGCCCGAACCTTTGACCGACAAGGAACAGAGAATTTTCCTTGCGGCGATGGGAAGAGAAGAAAAGGTTTGCAAGGACGTTGACGAGAAATACACAAGAGAACCGTATGAGGATAGCCTTGTGCGGGTTTGTCGAGAGATCGAAAGAAAGGTGAAGAAAGCGTTATGGACGAATTGATTTCAAGACAGGCGGCGATTGATGCACATTGCGAACTTTGTGGAGACAGAGGACGATGCAACTGCGATATATGTCCAGATGTGGAAGTGTTCCAGTTATTGCCATCTGCACAGCCAGACCTTGACGAATGGTGTACCGATTGCAAGGAGTACAATCAGGAGAAGCACTGCTGTCCGAGGTGGAATCGAGTGATCCGGGAAACAGCCGAAGAGGTTCGGAAGGACGCAGAGCCGAAGTGGATTCCAGTGACGGAGAGGTTGCCGGAAAGAATAGGAGAATATTTGTGTCAAGAAAGTCAAGGTTTTCAGTATTGTGACACATATTTAGGAAGTGGAAAATGGAGAATAGCTGATCATTATTTCGGTAAAGTAGTTGCGTGGATGCCTCTCCCTCGGCCGTACGAAAAGGAGGAAGAAAATGCTTGACTGGATTCCGGTTGAAGAGAATGGACGACTACCGAGATCAGGCCAGAAGGTGCTTATTAAAGATGAGTACGGTGAAATTGATATTGCATACTTCATCGACGTTTCAAACATCGACGAGAGTGCAGAATGGTGGTCGCATGGTTACCAGTGTCACCCGATTGCGTGGAGCGAACTCCAGAAGCCGTATGAAAGGAGCGAAGAATGAATGATTTGAAGTCATGCCCGTTTTGCGGGGCTATGGCTACAACCGAGGTGCGTGTAACGCAGATGGGCGGTGAAACGGATAATGTCGATTTTACCGTTGTATGTACTAAATGCGGTACAGATAAAACAATAAGGCTACTGATAGCGAAAAAGGCGACTTTTTTAGATGTTGTCAGTTCTATGGACAAAGCCATCGAAGCATGGAACAGACGGGCGGAAAGGAGCGAAGATGCTGAAGAAGTTGATTGACAGAATTAAACACAGGAGATTTTGTAAACTGAATCATTATTTTTGCCCCGATTGTATCTATCATGATTTCGTTTTCGAAGGAGCGATATTCAGAGGAAACTATTGCAGGTGGTGGAAGGAAAGAGGTGGAAGATGGATGATAAGGAAAAGCAATTCTCTCAGATGATGGCAAGCATTGCTGAAATTGGCATCGAGCAGATTCTTCCTCACGAAGTTTGCGAAGTTATCTGTGTCAAGTGTGGCAAGAGGTGGATTTCAGTTCATCCTGAAAGGACTTTGCTGAAGGAGCTGGAGTGCCCGAATTGTGGGCAGGGGTATGTAATCAAAACAGGACAACTGCTATTTGAAGATGAGGTGGAAGATGACTGTTGAGGAATACAAAATCCTACTTGAGGCAATAGAAATCCTTGAGACTATATACGAAGAAGCAGTAAAAGCCGACTATGTGAAAAGTCCTATTTGCTTCTCCCTTTACAAAACGTGGAAGCACTTCGATGACCAGCAGTGGAAACCACCTAAAAATAATAAGCGCAAATAACATTGTAATGCCCTAAATTGAGCCAAAAATGCTCTTTTTAGGGCATTTTCGTATTTAGTCGAATATTTTATCATTAAAGTCACGAGGAGGCAGAAATCGTGGCTTTTTTAATGCTTAATCCAAATCCTAAGAACGCTCGTGTGGGCGACTGCGTAATAAGGGCATTGTCCATAGCGACAAGACGCTCTTGGGAGGATATCTACACAGCTTTGGCAGTCTATGGATTTATGCTTTGCGATATGCCGAGTAGCAACGCCGTATGGGGAGCATACCTGAAAGATCAAGGCTATGAGCGGAATGTCGTAATTGATACTTGTCCAGACTGTTACACTGTGAAAGATTTCTGCAGAGATAATCCCTCAGGAACATTCATTCTCGGAACCGGGACCCATGCTGTCGCAGTAGTCAACGGCAATTACTGTGACACATGGGATTCCGGCGATGAAGTACCTATCTATTACTGGAGGTTATGATCTAAAAATGCCCACCTGAATCCACCAGCGGTTTTTCGCTTTTTATGACAGCAGTTACAGATTTTACTTTGTTGAACTCCGGTTTTTCTTGAAGCTGCGCAAGCGCTTGTATATATAACTCCGGTCTCAACGCATATTACTGGAATGCTTCTTTTTGCGGCACTTTTTGTAAGCCTTTGGCCGTAAATATTATTGTAGTAGTATGAACACCATTCAAGGTTTGAAACATTATTGTTGCTTTTATCCTCGTCAATATGATTTACACACGGGAGTGAATCTGGATTCGGGATAAAAGCCATTGCAACGAGACGATGAACATTTACTGTTTTTTGTTTACCTTTTTTACATAAGGTTACGAGCTTATATCCTTTACTTCCAACACACTGTGAAAGGATTTTATTTTTACCATACCGACCGCAAAGGCTACGAATCCTTCCGTAGTTGCTGACTTCATATAGGTCTTCGTAATCTGTAATTGGCTTCCAAATTTCCATGATGCTTTATCCTCCTTGCACATATTATACCAGATTTATTTCAGAAAGGAAAGAGAAAAATGGCATATAATTCAATGTTTCCAGTAAACTATCAAACTTATCCGGCGGCTTATAATCCATCTGTTTATATGTCTCAGAATCAACAGACACAACAGCCTTCATCATCGTTGATATGGGTTCAGGGTGAGGCAGGAGCGAAGTCTTATCTTGTCGGGGCAGGGCAGAGCGTACTACTAATGGACTCTGAAAGCAACGCGTTCTTTATTAAGTCAACTGATGCCAGCGGCATGCCGCTTCCTTTGAGGATATTTGACTATACAGAGCGTGTTCAGCAAAACGGACAGTCGCAAGTTATCACGCATCAGGAGAGCCGCGAGATCGACACAAGCAATTTCGTTACGCGAGAAGAGTTTAATCAGTGGACGACAAACTTTAAGGCAAGCCTGAAGGCTTCAAAGAGGGAGGCAACAGATGGCGAATAATCTTCTTTATGATCAGCTTGGAGGCGGTGGAACAAGTTTTCCTGCTGGATTCCAGAACAAGCTGAATGCACTGCAGAATTTTAAGAAGAATTTCAAAGGCGACCCGAGACAGCAGGTCCAGCAGTTGCTGAATTCTGGCAAGGTATCTCAGGCACAGTACAATCAGGCAGTGCAGATGGCAAACGCCTTGCAGAAAATCTTAGGAGCATAATGATCACAGAGTCAGTGCGCAGGGCTTTGTAGATAAAACCGACTACTCAGATAGAGTAGCCGCTAACCCACAAAAGATATGGGTAGAAAGGGGAAAAATATGGCAATTACAGATGAAAACGGCGGGATGGTAATGCCTGTCGCTCCTATGTACGGAGGCGGCAACAGCGGCTTCGGTAACGGCTTTGGCGGTGACGGCTGGTGGATTCTCCTGCTTTTCCTTCTCATTGGAGGAAACGGATGGGGTAATGGTTTCGGTGGCGGCTTCGGCGGCGGTAACGACCTTTATCCGTGGATGAATCAGTCGAATCAGGTCAACAGCGGATTCCGTGATCAGATGATCAATGACAACATCACGGAAATCAGAAGCGGAGTTACCGGACTTGCTACACAGCTTTGCAACTGTTGCGGAGATGTGCAGATGGCGCTTGCAAATGGCTTCGCAGGAGTTGAGCAGGGCGCAAACGCGAGACAGATGGCAAATATGCAGACTGCCTTTGCAGGTCAGACTGCTATGGCTCAGGGCTTCAATGGAATCCAGTCTCAGCTTGCTGATTGTTGCTGTGAAAACCGTCTTGGCACGGCTGATCTCAAGTATACGATTGCCACAGAGAATTGTGCAGATCGTACGGCGGCTTATCAGAATACTCGTGACATCATTGACTCACAGACTCGCGGCACTCAGGCTATCCTTGATAAGCTTTGTGCTCTCGAGCTGGACGGCGTTAAGGGACAGCTCGCAGCGGCGCAGCGTGAGAATGTCGGTCTTCAGAATCAGCTGAATATGGCGGCGCTTCGTGAGTCTCAGACCGCACAGAATGCGTTTATCCAGCAGGGATTCTCTAATGAGGTTGATGCTCTGTATAACCGTCTTAGCAACTGCCCGGTTCCGTCTACTCCTGTATACGGCAGAACTCCTATCTTTACCTGTAACCAGAACACTGGTTGCGGATGCGGATGCGGATGCGGTAGCTTCTAAGGAGGCGTGACATGGCGGCAGAATATCTTGCGAATCCTATTCAGGAAGTGGCGCTGAATGCGCCTGTTATCTTTAACGCATCTATCCCTTGCGCTCGTGGGTATGTTTACCACGAAGATGAAACAGGGATTTTTATTCTCCGTGGCATTACGAACGGCCAGTGTTTTGCAACGTATCAGGTGACTTTTAATGGCAATATTGCGATTCCTGAAGGAGGAACTGTAACGCCTATTGCTGTGGCTATTACTGTAAACGGTGAGCCCCGACTGACAAGCAGAGCGATTTTTACTCCGGCGGCGGTCGATGAATACGGCAATGTCACAAGCACGGCGATCATCAAGGTTCCAAAAGGGTGTTGCTTCAGTGTCGCTGTTGAAAGCGTCCCTGCTACGGCTGATCCGACGGTTACGCCTGCACCGATTATTGAGGTACAGAACGCAAATCTGGTCGTCACACGCATTGCCTGAAAGGAGGTTAAGAGATGCACAAGCTTTACGAATTAAAGAACATGCTCTGTGAAGAACTTGAAGAGTATGGGGCAAAGGACAAGCTGGATGTAGGAGGGCTTGAGATTGTCGATAAGCTGGCACATGCCATCAAGAACATCGACAAGATCATTGAAGCCTATGATGATGAGGAAGGCTATTCAAACGAAGGCGGTCGGATGTATCCGTATTTCCGCTCTTACGAAGGCGGCGGTCGCGGAGGCTCTTATGCGCGTGGTCGGGGAAGGAATGCCCGGCGTGACAGCATGGGAAGATATTCCTCTAATGACGGATATTCTCGTGCAGAAGACGACATGCATGACATGATCATGGAGCTTCGTGAAATGATGCCTGACCTTCCTCAGGAAAAGCAGATGGAAGTCAAACGCTTTATCCAGAAGATTGAACAGATGTAAGGAGGTGGCTTCCTGTGATCACAGAACATGACTTGCAGGAGGCCATTGCCGAATGTCAAGGAGTAAGGAATCCGAACGCAAGCACTTGTTTGAAGTTGGCGGCGTTTCTCACAATCCAACGTGAGTTATACGGAAAGCAGGAAGATGGAATTGCGCAAGTCTATGCGTCTGTGCCAACAGGCCATTCCTACGATTCAGGCGTGAGTACGGTAGAATACGAATCCGACACGGAGTTTGGGAACATAATAAAGGGAATGGATGCCGATGCAGTTATGACGATCATAGACGAGCTTATGACGGCATTACAGGTCGTTCAACCACGCTTGTATGCTTCGGTTATAAGAAAATTACAAGAAAAGTATTGACATACAATGACGGATGTTGTAATATAATATTAGGCCATCTGGAGTGTATCTATATTGTCCATCTTCTTTTTCTTTACGGGCGGAGAGCAAAAAGCTCTCCGTCTTTTTTTATTTCCATAAAAAAAAATAAAAAAAATCAAAAAAAGGTATTGACGAATCTTTTATTTAGGAGTATAATGAGCTTGTAAAACAAAAGAGCCAAACCTAAGACGAAGCAGTAGGTGGTCAGATCGTTGAAGACAATGGGGCGGTCACTGAAAAGTAGCAAGGAAGAGGCAATAAGAAAAAGGAGATAATAAGATGGCACGAATCACTCTTGAAGTCACAATGAAAAACATTTACAAATATGAAGCTCCGGCTTATGGCTTTGGCTACGAAACAAGATTCATCTACACGATGCAGGATGAAGCGGAAAAGGTTTACGTCTGGAAGACAGCGGCAGTCCTGAGCGAGCGTGTAGAAGTCAAAAAGGGCGAGGGAAGTGAATACGAAGAAGCGACCGGAAAGTGGTTCGCCTACAAGCCCATCATTAAGAACGATATCATCAAAATTACGGCTTCCGTGAAAGGCGAAAGCGAATACAAAGGTCAGCCGCAGACAGAGCTTACACGGGTGAAGCTGGTTGAGAGAATCTTTGATGCAACAGTTGTTCGCAAACAGGCAAAGGAAAACAAAAAGGCTGAACAGCTTGAAAGCATTAAAGAAGGAGACTTTATCTGGGAAATGCCATATAAGCAGTTTAAGGAGCATTACGCTGATTGCGAAACTTTGGTTGATTCTTATGACGATCACAAAGGCCGCTATCCGGCAACAATCAAGGTGATCATCCGTGAAGGACGGCTGAAGGCCAGCGGCGTTAGGGGACAGCATTACAGCGGTTATGAATTCTTCTTCATTGACGTCGATGGAAAGAAAGCAAGAGTTTGCTACAGAGCCGTATCCGAAGAAAACGCAATGAAGCACCTTTACAGAGACTTTCCTGAAGCGCATGATGTAACTCCCGGAAAGATTTACATGTACGGTTGCTGATTACACAATATCGAGCCGGGGCGGTATATCTCCGGCAGAAAGGAAAAAGAAATGACAAGAGAAGAAAGAATCGAATGGCTCAAGAACGCTACGAATGAAGAGGTTGTTAATCAGTTACGTTGGGCAGTTGCAGGAATCTATTCTGATATGATCGAGCTTCAGGTAAGAGGAAATGAGGACTACGAACTGATCACGGCTGAACTTCTGAAGCGGATGAAATAAAAAAAAATAAAACTTTTTATAAAAAAAGTATTGACAATTATTTTATTCAGCAGTATAATAAGCTCAGAAAGTTAAAAACAGCGAACCGCTGAAAGGAGAAAAGAAGATGAACCCGAGAAGAATTGAATTTGGAACAAGAGAATATACGAAGCTTGAAGCAGTGGCAAAGATGCTTGAAGCAGTCAGTGAGAAGAATGCATTATACGAAGTGCGTGATGTTTACTTCGACTTCGGTCAGAACTGGATGTGGACAACGATTTCAAGAATCGGCGGCGAGTGGGGAGACGTTCAGATTCTAAGCCCAAGACAGTGGGAAATGATTCTTCTCGCAGACAACGCCACACAGCTCGCTGAGGCGGTTGACGACATCAGATCAGACAAGTATTTTCACGAATAACATAAATGCCGAGGGCGGCGGCTAAACCGCCAAGAAGGAGAAAAAGATGAAGGAATACACAATCATTTCAAGACGATTTAGATATGGCGGAGATGTTCGTGAAAGCCGAATAACTGGTACGCTTGAATATCTTACTAAGTATTTTGGTTACACGCTTGAATGCGGAAAATCTTGGGAGCATGAAAAAGGGAACAGGAAGATTAACTTGAATCCGAAAACAGTAAGATCACTTGTCACAAACCTGAACAATGCAAAGACAAATTCAGCGGCGAATGGATGCCCGTCTGAGTGGTACGAACTTGCTGAATAAAATAAAGGTAAAAAAAGTATTGACAATTTTTTTATTCAGCAGTATAATAAAGGCGTAGGATAATAAGTATGATGTATGATATATAATACATTTTCTATTATTATATTATTTTTATTATTTTTTCAAAAGTCTATTAAAAATAGAAAATGTATAATATATCATACATTATATAAAATAAAAGTAAAAGAAAGGAGAAAAAAGCCTATGACATTAGGTAAGAGACTTATCCGTTTCCGGGCGGAGAATAACCTGTCACAGCAAAAGCTGGCTGACATGTGTAAAATCAGTAAGCAGACACTTTTCATGATTGAAAAGTATGAGGCAAGTATTTCGCCACTGACCCGTGAAAAAATTGAGCTTATCATTGGAAAGGAAAAAGGAAAAGAAGAATGATAGAAGTGAATACAAAGGATGGCCAGATCAGTATTTCTGCAACAGGAGATGTCTTTGAACTTGGAGCAGACGCCTGCATGATAGTCCACACTCTTTATGACAGACTTAACGCGACAAACAGGGATGTGGCAGAGGCATTCAGAACCCAGTTTACAGCCTCGGTAGTATCAGGAATTGTATTCGACACGCCTGCTGATGAAGCGACTACCGACAAGGCAATGACGATTACCCTCGCAATTGTGGAAATGATCAACGGGATTCGCTCGGGAGAGTATGACCCCATAGGTGAAGTCGAAAAGAACAGAGCGAAAGGGGAGTACGAATGATAAGGGCGAGTTATTCCAAAATCCAGTGCTACAAATCCTGCAGAAGGCTGTATCAGTTGAAGTACATCGAAGGAGTACAGTCTACCGCAAAGATTGAAGCACTTGAAAGAGGAACGAGCTATCACGAGTTTGTGGAGCAGATGCTGAAGACAGGCGACATTCATCCTGAGAGTGATTCAGACCCGAAGACTCTTGCGATGGCTACAGCATTCAGGGACTATATCTTGCCACAGCTCCGCCCGAAGGCAGTTGAGGACTGGTTCGAGTATGACACAAGATTCGGAGACAAGTTCGTAGGCAGGATTGATGCGCTGAACGAAGACGGTGCGATTATTGAACACAAGACTACGAGCGGTGAGATCAATGAGGAATATTGGTACACGAGGGATATAGATGAACAGCTTATGACTTACATGTTCGCCTATAACACTCGAAAGGCTTATTACACAGTATGCAGGACGCCGCTCCTCAGGCAGAAGAAAGGAGAAACAGAACAGGAATTTTACGAGAGATGCAGGGCGTGGTATGATGAGGATACGGACACAAAGATTGCAGTCCGCGAAATCTATCATACCGATGAGGAAATTCAGGAGTTCGTCGAGGAACAGGCATTGACCATCAAGGAAATGAATGAATGCACACTGTTCTACAAGAATCAGAGCTACTGTACAAAATGGGGCAGGATGTGCGAGTATGCACCGATCTGCCAGCACTATGACCCGAATCAGACTTACATTGGATTTGAAAGAAAGGAATAAGAAGATGGAATGGACTTTATGCTCAGAAGGATTGCCTGAAAAGGACGGAGATTATCTGACAGTAAACAGGATAGACTTCTCAGACGGGGACTACATCATTACAACTCCATACCCGCTTCACTTCATGGTAGGCGAAGAAGGAGGATGGAACTGCGGAACATCCTGCACGGGAGAGATTCAGAATGAACACAGAATCAACGATGTCTACGCTTGGGTAGACTGCATTAAAGATATGATAGACGATATAAAGAGGAAGGAGATCGAGAAATGATCAGCTTAACAGAGGCCGTAAAAGCAAAGCCGCCGATTACAGCATTGTTCTATTGCGCACCGGGGGTAGGAAAGTCGACAGCTCTTGGAGTGATCGCAGAAAAGAGCAAGGGCAGGACATTAGTCCTTGATGTGGACAGAACCTTTATCAACACGATGCGCAAGCAGGAGGTCGTGAAGGATCTGTCAAAGATCGATATAATCCAGATCGATAACATTCACACATTTCAGGACTGGACAGAAAACCTTGTTTCCCTGAACGAATCCTTTGAGAAGGGAGAGCTTGATGCATACGAAAACATCTGCGTAGACAATATCTCCGAGCTCGAAAGGTGCATTCTTTCAGACCTTGGAAGTCAGGGAAAGAACAAGGGCGTTCCCGCGATGGCAGACTATCAGTACATGCAGTTCAAGCTTGTGAATAGCTTAAGGTACATGAAACGCTGGGGCAAGAATATCTACTGGACAGCATGGGAGACTGCAGAGCAGTTTCAGCATCCAGACGGAAGCTATTACACAAGGTTGTATCCGAAGATTGCCGCGAAGATTGTGGATAACATCTGCGGGCTCTGCGATGTGGTAGCAAAAATCCTCGTGAAGCCTGATGGAACGAGAGGATTCATTCTTGAGGCGACGCAGAACATCTACGCAAAGAACCAGATCGACAGTCGTAAAGGCTGTCTGATCGAGGACTTTATAAAAACAAACGAAAAGGAGAATTAAGAGATGGCTTGGAACTATCAGAGGACAGAATCAACGCAGTTTGCCGAAATCCCCGAGGGGCGTTACAGGGCACTGATTGACAGCGCAGAGAAGGCAGTTTCAAAGAGCGGAAATGATATGCTTGTGATTAAGATGAGAGTCAGCGGACAGACTTCTTCGATCTGGTACTACATTTCCTTCCTTGAGGACAGACCCGAAATCACGAACAGAATGCTGACCCAGCTTTTTGACAGCTTTGGAATCGAGGAAGGGAACTTCAATCTTGCCAGTTATGTAGGAAAGGCAGGAGGGATTCAGGTGAAGCATGACGATCAGGGGCGTGCAAGAATTAGCTATCTGCTGTCAAAGAAACAGCAGGAAGAGCTTCCGCCTTATGTAGGGGACGCAGTGAAAGCTCCTGCTAAAGTTGATCAGAATGGGTATATGGAAATCCCCGAAAGTGGGGATGACGAAATCCCGTTCTAATAAAACTGAATAGCTACGGCGGTAAGGCACGCCGCCGTAGCAACTTTTAAGGAGAAGAAGATGAGAGACGAGAAAAAGATGTGGCTTTACGGGAGCATAGTTGCCGCCATGATAATTCCTGCAAGCATAGCGGTTTTGATAGGCGAAAATAGCCCGAAAAATGCAGTTTACGCCGAGGCTGTGTACGCAGATGAAGGATTTATAGAGCAGACAGAGGAAGAGCCCGAAATCAGGCAAATTCGAGGTCTCAGCGGTATGCCGTGTGAGAATAGGGAGCAGTTTGAGAGGTGGTATGAGGAATATGAACAGAAGGCAGTGGAAGAAATGTCGGCTGAAGCAACCGAAGAAATACGATTGGACAGCGACACTGCAAATCAAGTGGACTCCGCAAATGCTGAAATTTCTTGGCGTGATACCAGCGCCGAAGAGATGGAGAGCGAGGGCAAGGCTTCGAGCCCGATATACACGATCGGCGGCGAACTGATTGACCCCGATATTCAACGAAAGCTGTATGATGCCCTTGAGAGGCACAATATCAGCTACTGGTACGAAGGTGCGCTTTGCCAGATGTATCAGGAAAGCGGAGGGAATCCAACGATTGTCAATTCGACCAATGGAGTTGACATGGGGCTTTTTCAATATCGGGAGCCATTTTGGGATTATTCCAGAGGGGACATCTTTGACCCGGAGGCACAAATTGAGCTTTATGCCGAGGAAACGGCGGCGCGAATCAATGCAGGACTAACGGTCGATGAAGTGATCAGCCGACATAATACTTCTGATTATGTGACAGAAATAAACTTGGAATATGTAGGTCAGGTAAAACAATGGTTAAGCAAGATGGAGGTTATCGAATGAAAGACGAGTACAAGGTTGGAGAGTATATTATTTATCAGAACGGCGATCAGTATGAGATCGGTCGAATCAAGAAGCTTTTTGACGATCATGCTTTCGTCTGCTATCATGAGGGAGAAACGGCGGCGAATACTCCGTATGACTGTATGCACAAGCTTCTGAATAGATACGTTATAAAAGAAACTTCTTTAGGCGGAAAAGTATTTTTGGATTGATTATAATTCCTTCAGTGGCGAAATAGGTAGACGCAGAGGCGCGCATCACGAGGGCGTGACAGGAGCAATAACAATGACTCGTGGCTCCATGCAAGGTGTGAATCCTTGCCTGAAGGAATTGTAAATAATACTGGTTTGCTAATGAGCATTAAAGAGCGGTCGAAGGCCAAGACTGCCGCCAGTCAATCGGAACGTAGCTCAATGGCGAGAGCTTCGGTGTTTGAAAAGGCGTAGTCCCGCGAAACGGCCTTGATGGAGGTTCGAATCCTTCCGTTCCGACAATCCGAAGCCGACATGCGCAAGGGCATTGCTGTTTAAGTGCGGTGGTAGTCCTGTCGGTAGGCCAATCACGG